ACGGTCTTAGATTTTCATAAAACATATGTTACGTGGCAACCGCCTACGGGTGAATTTACACGAATTAGACTTGTACGAAATCAAGCAGGATATCCCGAGCATGCTGAAGATGGAGTAATTCTTTGGGAAGAGACTGCGACAGAGGGAAATGTTTCTAGAGACGACTTCATAGATTCTGAAGATGCTGTTGGAGTTCCTGCCTTAGAAAGTGGCAGACAAGTATTCTATAGGGTCTTTCTCTTAATTGACGCTGGCTATTGGGTTTCTGCAGGTCAAATCTCAGATTTAATCCCTACAAACCACAATATGCAAGAACGAATGATGAACACTCTTCCAAGAGTTTTTACAAGCAGTATTCAAAGTCCTCTTGGAATTGTTGATGAAACTTCTGCACTATTCTCTTTTATGGACGGCCTGTCCTTTACATATGAGCAACTGCTAACTCAAACAGATTTAGCAAGACCTAACCATGCTGTTGATAGAACTCCAGCATCCTTAGTTCCTTTAGAATCTTTTAACGTAGGGCTTGATTATGAACCAAACATTCCTTTGCGTAGTCAAAAGAGGCTAGTGCGTGAAGCGCTGTACATGTATAGCCGCAAGGGATTAAAAAGCGGGATTGACACATACGTAGAGGCTTTGACTGGGTATGCGCCGACAACAACTGTGTCAACAAACTTACTTCTAACTGCTCAAGACTCAACTTTCTATGACTCTACTGGAAATTGGCAAACAACAAACTGCACCATAGATGCTGTAACAACTCAAGTGCCTCCTACATCTGAAAAAGTTATTGATGAAACGTACACCTGTGAAATTATCGCTGCTAGTAGTTCCTCTCAAATAAACTTAGGTGCTGATGCGCCAATCACTAAGGGCGTTCCTGTAGAGGAAGAGGCTGAGTACACTTTTGGATTTCAAGGAAAATCTCCAACAAGTGCTGGAAACATAACTATGTCTGTGCGTTGGTACGACAAAGACGGTGCTTTTTTAAGCGCATCTACAGCAACAGCACTTGCAGCAAATAACACTTGGCAGAGCAAGTGGACCACCATAACTAGCCCAACAGATACGGTTTATGCCAGTTTACGTTTTGCATTTAGTGCTGCTGGAACTTACTATGTAGACCAAGTAGATTTGCATGCTGGAGATGTCCAATCATTCGATGAAGCAAGAGCAATTAACATTTTGTTAAATCCAAATAAAAGTAACTACATAAAGAACCCTTCATTTGAAGGGACTACTAATGAGTGGACAATTACAGCAGACGCGTTTACTTTAGACTCGAATGTTCCTCTAGATATCCTTGCAAGTGATGAGTCTCTACAAGTAGACATCTCCTCTGGAGCAACGATAGAGACCACCACTGATACAGTTCCTGTTGCTGAAAAGTACTTCACACTATCGTTCTACGCAGTAGCGTCTGCACCTGTTGACGCTACAGTAACCTTGACACCCAGAGATAACGCTGTAGATATTACTGAAGCAGAAATATCTGGCTCAATTAGCCTCTCAACATCTTGGCAAAGATACTCAGTTACTACATACGTAGACTCTTCTCAAGTGTTGACAGAGTTAGACTTTGCATTAAACGTTGAAGTTGACCCTTTATCAGGAGAGACAGCCAATGTTGACTCTTTCCAGTTAGAGGCTAGTTTTACTGCTACTGACCCCTTTGATGGAAATCTATCTTCTCAATTTGGCGTTGTTTGGGAAGGTACAGCAAACGAGTCTGCGTCACACATGTACTACGGAAAAGCCTTAAAGGTACCTAGACTTTCTCAGACACTTATAGACTGGGTTCCGCCAAACTCTTTCTGGCGCATAGTGACCTATAGCGGAGTTGAATACACCAATCTGTCCATATAGGATGCTCCTATGACAGACCTCCTCATTGCAGTAGTGCTTACAGGCTTTGCCGTAACCTACGTTCTAGAACTTCTCGACATAACCCTTCTTGGGACATGGATTGGTAAGTCCAGTATAAACATTTTCTTTGCTCCACCATTAAGTTTTGGAGCCATGTACGTCTTGTATGGGCTGCATCTCAACTTGGTGATTTTGGTCCCAGCCGCTACCTTTGTCTCCTTGGTACTAACCAAGTACTTAAACAAACCGATGACGGTTCAACAGAGGTTGACACGTTTGTAGGAGGGGCCATGAAAAAGATTATTGTTTTGCCGTATAAAGATGGCGACGTAAAAGACGGATTACGACGTCTCATAAACTTAAACCCAGATGCTCTAGTTGTGTTTCCAGTAATGAACTTGCCATTGTTTAACGCCTCAATTGAAGAAGTGTTAAATGAGACGGGGGTTAAGTTTCATTTATTTTTTACAGACGGTGATAAACAGATAGATACGCTTGTAGTTCGTGCGCAAGACATAACTATGTGTAACAACCCTAGAAAAGAAATAACAAGAGAAATAACCGCCGAGGATATTCTTGCAATGGTTTGGGAAGACACTACTGAGGCGCATCTACTTCTTCATGCAGTTGAGGACCTAGCATTGGAGACCTGGAATATTGAAGACGGACTGGAACTTATCGAGGTCGAGTTTGACGACGAGGAGTCTGACCTGCTGTATGAAGAGATGCAGGAAGCCTTATCTAACTTTATCGAATCCTTTGCTAACTACATCACCAGCGGTGTTCTAGACACCCTCTCAAAAGCCGTAGAAGACCGCTTGAGAGAAGATATGGGCAAAAAAGACATCGACCCATTTGGCGAGTAGAGTTCGCCCGTGAAAATCCCTCAGGAGGCGTTTACCGCCCAATTAACCGACTATCAGTTCCGACTGTTGGTCGTACTATGCCGTTTTTCGGGCTCCAGAGGCCGTTTTAAGGCCTCAATAGAGGCTTTGGGTAGAGAGACTGACAAGAAGTCCGATAAGACCGTTAGAAGGGCTCTTAAGGAACTTGAGAAGCAGGGCCTCATTAAGACCTCTCCGACTCGACGTGCCAACGGATTCAACAGCCTACTCATGATTGAGATACAGGACTCAAATTACCGCGCTGAAGAGGACTCAAATTACCGCACCTCACATGACTACGTGACTAATAGTCCACGTAGCCAATCTACTAATAAGCCATTAGTACCTAATAGCCAAAATAGTAATCAATTAAAAGAACTTAGAAACACCGAAGGTGTTTCACTAAAGGAAGTGAAGGTTCCTATGAAAAACTATGACGATGGCGACGACTTGGCAGGCTTTGGACTCATTGAACCAAAAGATGCACCAACGCAGAAAATCTCTAAACGCGACCCGAAAACACGCGGCAAGCGTCCAGAGCATGAGTGGACCCCAATGGATGTCGCTGCAGAGTTTTCTTTTCGGGTTGGGCGCAAGTATCCCCTCCTCCCAGGAACCGTCAATGTCAGAGCGCTGTCAGGAGCACTGTCAAAGTTTAGAAAACAATACGGAACAACCGCTCTCATAGAACTTGAGTTGCTTCGTCTGTTTATGGTTGATGAACGTAACTTTAAGCAGATTGGTGACGAGGCTCCAAGCCTTTATAAACTTTACTTAGCGTCATTTGGCAAGAAGATGAACCAAGCCAGAGAGAGTTTAGGACTTGGTCGAGTTGCACAAGAGAAAACGCCAACTGTTAAGATGGCAACTCTAACCGCAAGTGATGGACGAGAGTTTCAAAACTCTATGTCTGGAAGAGCGCAGTTAGAGCGCTATGAAAAGAAGATACAGGGGGAATCTAATAGTGTATGACGTCAATCAACTTTCATCTTTAAAAAAGCATTGGTTATTACGTACTTCAAATATTCCGCGTCGTTTTCTTGGTCTTGAAATTGCGGATTTAGTTGAGCGTTCAGGAGAGGTTCCTCTTGAGTATGACCAGTGGATTGGTGACGTCGCTAACGGCCTTGTTATAAAGCAAGTGGGAAACATCGGCACAACTGGCGTAGGAATGCTGTTTGATGGTGGCCCTGGCATTGGTAAGACAACTCATGCAGTTGTGGCTGCTATGGAGGTTATTAGACGACTTCCAGATGATGATGATGAGTCTCGTAAAATTTTGGGTATGAGTGCAACTGATTACGGATTAAATGCTCGTCCTATCTACTACATGACTTACCCTGAGTTTTTGTCAAAGAAGAAGTCGACATTTGACGCGGACCCAGAAGACAAGAAGCAGATGGTTTACGAACTAGATGGGCTTCATGGGCGTTCAAAGTTTGACTTTTTGAACGTACGAATACTCGTCATAGATGACTTAGGAAAAGAGTATGGTTCAAAGTACGACGATGCGTCCTTTGATGAGATACTTCGTGCAAGGTATGACAAGGCGTTGCCCACTATTGTGACAACGAACGTTATGCTGGAAAACTGGAATGACAAGTACAGTGAAGCGATGGGCAGTTTTGCTCAAGAAGCATTCGTACGTGTTCCAATTTTTGGTTCTGATTTGAGGGGTGCACAGTGAAAGGCGGCAGCGTGAAGGCTTCGTGGAGAACAGTACAACTGTTCATCTCTGCGCAGGCTGCTGGAATTTTCGAAGTCGAACTCGACACTGACAGTAAAAAACTTCGATGCAATTGTCCAAAGTGGAAGAAGACGTTTAATTGCAAGCATGTTCGCTTTGTTGATGACCGTATGTACATGAACGATGGGCACTACTCCATTCTTGTGCCCGAAGAGATTCCTGAGGAACTTGCGCTAGACGCAAGCGATACTGCGGAGAAGTTTCGTGAGTTTGTTTTAAAGTACGCTAAGATAGAAGTACTATGAAAAACGGAGACATATCAAATGTCTCCTCTCCACAAGTTATTGCTACTACTGATGTAGTAATTAAATTAGTTGAAGAAGAGACACGTCGGCTACTAGGTA